CTGACGACACGAAACTCTCACCAACGATTACCTCTATTGAAGAGGCTGTAGAGCGCATCGGGAAACATACCCTGTCGCATGTTCAACAGTTCTGGGAACTGCCTCGTATCATTAAGGTAGTCGGAGATGACGGACAATACGAATCGTATGAACTTTCTAAAGCTGATATTCGTGGAAATACCGATCTTAGAATCCAAGCTGGTTCAGCAACACCGAGAAGTCGTGCAGCGAAACAGGCGTTTATTACTGAAATTGGTAAGATGGGTTGGATCACGCCTGAACGAGCTTTGAGATATCTTGATATGGCAGAAACCTCTAAGCTCTACGAAGAAATTCAAATTGATTCTCGACAGGCTCAGCGTGAGAATCTTCGTATGGCAGCAGGTGAACCAGTTATGGCAAATGACTGGGATAACCACGAAATTCATTTGGAAGAGCATAACAATTATCGTAAGCGTCAGGCTTTTGAATCTCTTCCAGAAGAGTTGAAAGTTATTTTCCAACAGCATGTACAAGTTCATAAAGATGTTCTTGCAGCTTCTATGGGTGTTCGGGTTCCTCCTGGGCAAATGATTCCTAACCCCGATGCAGGTGGCGGACAAGAACAACCACAACCAATGCCAAATGAACAAGGAGTTTAAGTGACACGTCAACAGATTGGTAACCCCAATGGTGTAGTTGCTGCGTCTATTGGGGGTGTCAATAACCCAACTAACCTTAATGGTAATACTGGAACTGATCCTACTGCTGGATTAGATATGGATAACCTTGATACTGTAGCAACAATGAGGGCACGTCTTACCGCTATTAGTGGTACAACGTACTCTGCTGCACAGTTAGATAAGATGACATTTAATGACATGGTTTATGCAATTCGTCTTAACGATTTCGCAACTTCAATCAAGCAGTAACTGTGGAAACTCGTCCAGGGGAACTTAGAAGGGGTCTTGTTAAAGATAGACTTTCCGGAAAGTCCTCCAAAGAGGAGGTTGTTTACAGACCCTGTAGTTCTGAGGACACTGGTTCGTGTATAGAATGTAAATTTTATACCAACCAACGACAGAGTACGTCTGCTTGCAGTAAGGTAGCCGGAGTGGTCTACGCAGAAGATACGTGTGACCTGTTCGCAACACGCTAACGTAACAGAAAGTGAAAAATGACAGCCCATATGGAAATCCAGGGCTTTCTTACTTCCATTGAGAATGATTGGTTAGATAGAGGTTGGAACCTCGATTCTCTTCATAGTTTCCGAATGGAAGTCCAAGAGAGTACAGATACTCCAGGTACTTTAGAAGCACCCGAAACACCTGTAGAGACTCAGACAGAAACTCCCCAGGGCACTGATTATTCAGGGTACAGTGAGTTTGTCCAAGGTCTTTTGAAGGAAGCTCCTGACGAGCATAAGACACTTTTAGAGCCGTACCTTAAAAAGTGGGATGCCGGGGTTTCCAGAAGGTTTCAGGAATTACAGGGGCAGTTAAAACCTTACCAAGACTTTGGTGACGTTGAGACTATCCAGCAGGCAGTAGAATTGTACCATATGTTAGAAGATGATGACGAAGCTCGTAAGGTTTACGAGTCACTTCATTCATATTTTAACACTGGACAACAGGTTACTCCTACTGGTGCTCCGCAAGTAGAAGTGGACACAGAATTCCAGGAACTACCCCCGGAATTTTTGCAGAAGTTTCAGCAGCAAGAACAGATTATTCAAGCTTTAGCACAGCACTATCTTGGTGAGCAGGAAGCACAACAGGCTGCACAAGAAGATGCTGCGTTAGATCAAACTATGAAGCAGTTAACTGCTGAGTTTGGTGAGTTTGATGAAGAGTATGTTCTTGCTAAAATGTATGCAGGTGCTGACCCTGTAGAAGCAGTACAGGCTTATCAGGCCATGATGCAACAGAGACTTTCTGCATATCAACAGACACAACGTACACCCCCTACTTTAAGTGGTGGTGGGTCTGTTCCGGTGGAGTCACAGAATCTCGCTAAAGTCCCTCGTAACGATCTTAAAAAATTCGTCGCTGGTCTTTTAGAACAGCAAGCTCAAGGGCAATAAGGAGATTCCATGCCGAGTACTATGACGACCGTAGACGCAATTCTTAAAGAAGTCTACGGTCCCCGAATCGAGAACCAGCTCCAGAATGAGACGGTTGCTCTAAAGCGAATCGAGCGTACTTCTGACGGTGTTACTGAAACCGTTGGTGGTAAGTATGTCGATTTCCCTATTAGGGTTTCTCGTAACACTGGTATTGGTTATCGAAATGAGAACGAGCAGCTTATGGCTGCTGGTCAGCAGGGTTATGCAGAGGTTCATGTTCCTCTCCGTTACGGATACGGTCGTGTTCGTTTAACTGGTCAGGTTATGACCCTTGCAGAAAAGAACTTCCAGGCTTTCGCATCTGCAATGGATGACGAGATGGAAGGTATCAAGGATGATCTGGCTAAGGACTCTAACCGAGTTGTTTACGGTGATAGTTCTGGCCTTCTTGCAGTTGTTACCGCTGATGGTGTGAATACTGTTACGGTTAACAATGCACAGTATCTTGAAATCGGAATGTCAATCGACATTCTTACGATTGCTTCGGGTGCTGTCATTGCTGCAACTCGTACCATCACTGCAATTTCGGCTGCAAATGTTGTTACCTACTCTGGTGCTGATGTTGCTGCTACAGCTACCACTGATGGTTTGTTCCGTGCAGGAAACTATGGTCGTGAGCCTTCTGGTCTTGGGAACATTGTTTCTGCTACAGCAACTCTTCACGGTCTTACTGTCGCAGCACAGCCGAAGTGGGCGTCTTTAGTTCGGACTAACCCTGCTGGTGCAGGAACGAACCGAGCTTTGTCTGAAGGTCTTATGATTGAGACTTGTGACTTAGTTCGTGTCCAGGGTGGTAAGACTTCTCTGATCCTTGGTTCTCTTGGTGTTCGTCGTGCATACTTCAACCTGCTTACTCAGCAGCGTCGTTATGCTGACACCAAGGAATTTGCTGGTGGATTTTCTGGTCTTGTTTTCAACTACGGAACTGAGATTCCGATGGTTGAAGATGTTGATGCACCCCCGAGCAAGATGCGCTTCCTTGATGAATCGAAGTTCAAGGTTTATCGTAACAAGGAATGGCATTGGGCTGACGATGATGGGTCGGTCCTTAAGTGGGTTCACGACTACGATGTTTGGGAGGGAATCCTCCGGCAATACTGGGAAATCGGAGTTGCGAGCCGTAATGCTCAGGCTTCTCTGGATGACATTACTGAGGGCTAAACAAAGTATTTGTTTAGAATGGTTAATGGGGGGTGCCCGAAAGGGTTCCCCTCTTTAACTGTTTTGAAAGGAAAGATATGAAGGAAGATGAAATTGAAGTCCTTAAGCGGTTAAAAGCTGCTGGATTAAATTCTCAGCAGATCAAGGAGTTAGATGAAGGAGTACATCGTTCTGATTGGGGTAAGGGCCAGAGTGGTGGTCCTGAAAAGCCTAACGTGAAATCAATTCCTATTACGAAGGCACCTTCTGCTGCTGTAGAACGTAGGTTAAAATTCCAGGCTGCTCAAAATGCTTCTAGGGGTTCAGCTTCTGGTAAGGGTGGAAACCCCTTTAAGCGAAACTCTGCTCAGAAGGCAAAGGAAAAGGATTTCCAAGCTACACAGAATTCTTCTCGTGGTGGTAGTTCTGGTAAGGGGAATAACATCGGTTTCACAAGGAGTGAGAAGGAAACTGCCTTCAGAGCGGCTGCTGCTACAAAGAATCCCTCTGTAGGCCGTGGGGAAGCGTCTGGTAAGGGTGGGATTAGTTTTCCAAAGAGTAACAAAGAAGCTGCATTCCGTCGGCTGCAAAGGGCTTCAAGGAATCAGAAGTAATGCCTAGTCAACTTACTAGGGAACAGCTTCGTAGCATGAAGCTTGTTAATCTCGGAGATGTTTATGTTGAGAGAGATGCTCTTAATATTGCTCGACGGATTAACGAGTATGACGAAAATCTTCGTATTCAGTACCTAGAGAGTGAAGCTAAATTAGACCAGCCCCCTTACAGACTCGTTGAAAAATGTAAGGATGGGTTAGATCGTATTGTCTTTACTTTTTGGGAACTCGACGAGCGGATTCTAAATCGTATCTTTAGGGCGGATACTCAAAGAAATAATATTCTTGGGGGTCTGGATGAGAAGAACGCTTTGGCTTCTCTTGCAGCAAAACAGCGATACGAGGAAAAGGTTGAAGAGACTAAGGATATTGTGGCGCACATCATAGCCGCACCTAAGTCTAAATACACCGTTACTCACGAAGGCCGTGAGATGACTTTTTATGATGATCGACCTGCTGATGTGAAGGAAGTTGACTAGTGGCTACCACGACAACTAAGCTCGGACTTCGTAAGCCAGCAGGTACAGACCTAATCAATGTTACCACGGATATTAGTGATAACATGGATTTAATTGATGCGTTCTTACAGAGTTTAGTCCCCCTTGGTGTCGTTCTTCCTTATTCTGATGATGCTACTCCAGCTAATACTGATTGGCTTCTTGCCCAGGGACAAGCTGTTTCTCGTGCAACTTACGCAGATTATTTTACACTTGTAGGAACAACTTATGGTGTTGGTGACGGAGCAACAACTTTCAATCTTCCTAACCTTAAAGGTAGAATTCCTGTAGGATTAGATGCAACAGTAACTGCTTTTGATACTCTTGCTGAAACAAATGGTTCTAAGGATGCTGTTGTTGTAACCCATGCACACGATACGAATGTGTATAAATCTGTAATAGAAGCTGCTGGGTTTGGGCTTACTATCTCTGGATCAGAAGGATTTGAAGATCGTGTTCAAGTTTCAGCGATAACAGGAGATAACACTGATTCTACTGGTGTATCTGGAACAGATAAAAATTTACAACCTTACATTGTACTTAACTACATTGTAAAGGTGAAGAAATGACTCTTTCTGAACTTGTTGCCAGAGTACAGGCAATTTTCGGTGACGAGAATGAAGTTGTTGTTACTGAAGCTGATATTGTTAACTGGGCTAATTCGGGACAACTTGAGTTAGCTCGACGTACAGAAGCTCTTGAAGATATACAGAGTAGTAATATTGTTGCTGGGACAAGTGCATACCCTGTCGCAAGTGACTTTCTCCTAGAAACTCGTGTAACCTGGAACGGTTATGGGTTAACTCGCAAGACTAAACAAGAGCTTGCTAGAGACTATCCTAACCGTGATGTAGAAAATAATAGCGGGAGTATTCTCTATTACTATATCAGTGGACGTAATCTCCATGTTTATCCGACACCAACAGCTTCTGAGGTCGGTGTCGGTAATCTAAAGCTTGAGTATGTAAAACGTCCTACTGCCTTAGTTCTTGTTACACAGGAAGTATTTGATCTACCTGTAGAAATGCATGATGATCTTGTTGATTATTGTCTGGTTAAGGCAAAAGAACTTGACGATGATCTTAGTGCTGCTGGTTACTACAGAGACTCATTTAAAGATAAGGCTGGGGTTAGTGCAGCTAATTCCCAGTTCCCGTATGCCGATACCTACCCTAGTGTAAGAGATACGGACGGGTGGTAAGTTCTCGTAAGTTTCAATATGAACAAGTTTTAGATTTAAAAGCTTTCAGTGGATTAAACACTAGAGAGCAACAAGGTCGTGTCCGTGATGACCAACTTCTTTCTGCAATCAATTATGATATTGGTCGTGCGGGAGAATTAACTAAGCGAGCAGGGTTTACACAAAAATTCGCTGGTGGGGGGACACTTGGCGCTAACCCAGTAAATTTGCTTGGTGTTCTCCATACTGAAACGATTGACCAACTTATTGCGAAGGCTGGGAACAACTTATATTACTCTGCTGATGGTGGAGTAACTTGGACTATTGTTCCTGGTGGACCTTGGAATAATGTAGAGTATGGTTCC